CAACCAATTCAGCATCAAGGTTTTTCTTTCTGGTGTACTTAGTCATTTCTTCATAAGTTAACTCACCATCCTCATTTGCATACTTGTCATATCTTTTGCGAATAATATTTCTAGTTTCCTCAAGAGCGTTGGCATATTCTCTGGCAATCTGCCGCATTGTTTTATCGGCTATTTTATCTATTTCTCTTTGCAGTTTATTAAACTCATCAAAAAGATTATTCTTCTGGGCCATCGTCACCATCGCCTACATCATCAAGGTTATATCCAGAGCCTTCATTTTCCATCTTAGCTTTTTCTTCTTCAGCATCATTAACCCAAACATGATTGCTTAACCTGGTATCTTCTGAAACATTACCTCGCTGAGTACTATTTGCATTAAGCAGCTCTACTTCATTCATGATCATTGATCTATCAAAAGTAATTTCTTCTATTTCAATTTCATTTTCATTTTCATTTTTTAGGCTGCGATAAACATTAATAAAATAAAGCATTCTATAAATAAAAGCAATTATTTCATCTTCAAACTGGTCTGCTTTCAAATCTAAATTAGCAAATCTTGCTTTTATAACAACATTTGTTATGTTTCCACCCTCAAGATTATTAGGGTTGACTCCCTGGCCAAAAGTAAATATATCTTTTCCGAGGCCTTCTTTAGCTTCTTTTCTGGCTTCTGTTGGCACATCTATAGTTTCTGGTTTAGCATCTCCACCTTCGCCAACTTTAAGAGCTCTAAACTTTTTAACCTGATCAAGAAATTTATTTAGATTTTCACCATCATATCCTTTGAGAATCCAATAAATATCTTGGAAATCAACAAGATTATTTACAAAATCAGAGTTAACAATATCGTAAGCATCTATGAAACACTTAACTGGCTGTAAATCATAATCTCCTTCATCATTGTTGTAAAGAGGTACAAAAGGAACTGCTCCCCAGCTCAAACCTTTAGAGTCTACTGTTCTTTCTCCAATTCTTTTGTCTTTATTGAAGTGGTATTTTGGATTTTCATAAGCTCTGCCAAATATCCGGGCCATTTCATCAGTAGTAAGTAAATAATAATTACCATCAACAGTTGACTCCTGATAAAAAGTAACCTGCTCATCATCCCATACTTCTACTCTATTGACTTTAGTAGCTTTTCCCTCATCATTTAGAGCGGTAACTGAATAATACCTGATGATTATCTCTAATTTTTCACTGTTTTGACTGGAATAAATCGGAACTATTTGCTCAGCAGGAATTCTTTTATAACCGAACTCGCCTTCTTCATCTATATAAATTTGAGCCCAAGATTTAGCTTTTTTACTTGCCTCTTTACCCAAGCGCTTAACATCTTTTTGAAAGCCATCACCGACAATTTCCTGAAAACTATCATCATCATTTGTTTTAATTGCCATATCATTACCCAAAAGGTAATTAACTTTCTGATCTATAAGTATTTTTAAATATCCAGATGCAAGTTTATTGTTAGCTTTGTAAGGGTTTTCTATTTTAATATCATCGCCATTCTGATCCTCTGCATAGATATAAAATTTTCTATTCATTATCTCGGTATTTTCAGAGCGATAATACTCAACACCCTGGACCATCTTTTCTTTTTGTTCACTTTGTTCAAAATCAGCTATATAAGCATTAATCATCTCTGTAACTTCATCTGGTGTGTCGAATTTATTAATTCTATTCAAATCCTCACCTCCTTGTAATAATTAAAATCCCCAACTGTCTTTATCTCCATGCTTAAAATACATCGCTACATTATCAATACAGTCATCATGCTTGTTTTCTTTAGGGTCTTTATTGTATTCCATTACTTCAATTACAAAATCATTATAATCTTTTTCACCATCATCTCTAACAAAAAAATCAACCCGCATTCTACCAGATTGACTAAGAATTTTTTCATGTTTGTTTTCTGTCGATCTAAATTTACTAACTTTTATTTTCTTTTTGGTTTTATTTTTAAGCTCACTCTCGAAATAAAGCCCTTCGTGGTTTTCTTCCACTCTAACATTCTGCGGCTCATACTTATTAATCACGCTGCACATAATCGGTATAACCACATTAGCATCACGATCGTCTTTGTAAGCATCAACTAAATAATGGTGTTCTTCATCATACTTAGCATATATTCCAAGAGTTGCACTATCATCACCACTTGAAGCTGTATCAACAATAGCTGTCAATTTGGCTGATTGATTTAAATCAAATCTTGATAAGCTAAATTTATTTAAATCTTTAAACAAAGTTCCTTCTGGCTTAACATACTTTCCTTCAGCAAGCATTTTGTATAAATCGGGGTTGCTCTGCTTCAATTCTTCAATAGCCGCTATTTGCTGCAAAGTTAAGTTTTTGTTGTCTTTATAGGTGGTGACAATAACCATACAATCAGTTATTACTTCCTGGTCTCCCACTTCCACGATTATATTTTTAGCAAAAACTTTAGGCCGACCGTCGCCAAACTTTTCAAAAACTTGATCAGGCTTCTGCTTAAAAAAATAATTATTTATAAATCCATCCTGGTTGATAGGATTCATAGTTAAAAATAACTTTCTGTCTTTAGGGTCTCCTCCACGCAGCTGCATCTGCAAAGCTTTAAATTGCTCATAAGTTATATTTTGAGCTTCTTCATACCAGGCAGCTGTAATACCATTCAATGATTTAACTCTCTTTTGCTGTTTTTTTGAATGATAACCTTTAAATAAAACTGAATTACCAGTAGCTTTGTGGACTATTTTAGGAGGTTGTTTAGTATCATTAAAGATACTACCATAACCAAATTCGTCTATTCTGTCGATTATATTAGTTTTTACACCCTCATTAATATTGGTTTCTACATCCTCAACAACTAAAAACTTATAATTTTTAGCATTATTAAGTTTCATTGTTGAGTGCTGACCCATGAAATGAGTTTTCCCAGAGTTACGGCCACCAACTAAAATATAAACTTGATAGTCTGTTTCTAATACATAATCATAATAAATAGGCAGTATTTCAATATTTTTAACATTTTCATTCGCCATTTTCTTTTCCTCTGACTAAATTAATAGTTGGCAGCTCATTAATTTCTAATTCTTGTTTATCGACAAATATAGCATATCTTTTACCAAGTAATTCAGCAGCCTTTGTTCTTTCTCTAACTTTAGGAGGCTGTCTTATTTCTCTTTCTCGGCCATGATCATCAAAAAAGACATCAACTTCTTCTTTTTCTCCTCTCATTACTTCTGTAAGATATTCCAATACTTCATCTTGAGTTGCAATTCTTGCAGATTCTTTTTCTTTTAGCCTGTTTTCTATATATTTTTTAATGTGAGGTTTTGTTAAGTTTTCGTGACCAATTTCTTTAGCACTATTTTTACTATAACCAGCTTTAATTGCTGCATCGGTTGCGTTTAAAGAAATAATATATTCATCTGCAAAAGATTTTTGTTTTTCTGTTAAATTTACATCCTTGTTTTCTTTTACTGGGTGCTGCCAGCATCTCCATTCTTTTGGAGCTTTATCATCTTTAAATTCTTTTTCTCTTGTACATCTACTCCCATTGCTCTTTAAACCTATGCATCTTAAAGTTTTCACTAACAACCCCCCATCTTTCTTCCAAATCTAATTAACCTCGAAATATCTATTAATCATTACCTGCCCACTGATAAAATGCATTATATTATAATCGCAGTTTTTGTAAGGTGTTTCAAAATGTTTATCCACTACTTGCTCAAATAATTTTCCTAAGAGTTCTTCATTTTTTGAAGTTTTATTATCTTCAGCAATAACTATATTATTAATTACTTTTTGCCATTGCTTAAGTTTTAGCTTTGGGTGTTCATGATTCATTACCTTTTGATACTTTTGCAAATAATATATTATATTCTCTTTTTCATAATTGGAGGTTTTTAATTTATTTTTAGCATTTTCGAAATAAAAAGCAGATAGTTGGGAATGCTCTTTTTCATTCCGAACCCTTATGTTTTTCTTAGTATTATTAACTTTAGTATTATTAAGTTCTTTATTATTACACGCATGCGACATACTATTTAATTCGTTTGCTGTATACGATTCAATTCGTTTGCTGTATGAGATTTTTGATATATCGGTGCTCGCGGACTGTTTTCTTTTTAATTCTTCTATCATTTCAGCACCTTTTTTTATGTATTCGTCTATTAATTGAGTGTCAGCGATGATTTCAAAATGTCTTTTCGGCGGCATTCCTCTGAGATCTGTTTTAATAAATCCCAATTCCTCAAGTTTATTTATCGCGTTAGTTTGAGCAGTTCTTCCCAACCCAGTACCTAGCTTTAAATCATCAACTGTATTGAAAAAATAACCGTCATCAGTTAAATTATCTTTTTCTAAAAAATACATAAACCTGCTTAATAATTCCGTGTATACCATAGTGGTATGAGTGCCC